ATATATAGCTAGACCCCAAACAGCTGAGATATTTTTTGAAGATGTTTTAATGGCTTGTATTTTTTACGGTATGCCTATATTAGCGGAGAATAATAAGCCTAGATTATTATATCATTTTAAAAGAAGAGGTTATAGAGGTTATTCAATGAACAGGCCAGATAAGATTTGGAATAAATTATCAGTAACTGAAAGAGAAATAGGTGGAATACCAAACTCAAGTGAAGATATAAAGCAAGCTCACGCAGCTGCTATAGAAACCTACATAAACACTAATGTTGGTATGTTGGAAAACGGCTATGGAGATATGTATTTCCAAAGAACTTTAAATGATTGGGCTAAATTCAATATAAATAATAGAACAAAGCATGATGCTTCTATTAGTTCAGGACTAGCTTTGATGGCTTGTAATAAAAACAGGTATATGCCGGCGCAAAAGAAAATATATAAACCTATTGATTTAGGTATTAAAAAATACAATAACAGTGGAACTACTTCAAAAATACTTTAATAAATGAAAATCCAAACTAATACATACAGTTCTTTCCCCAACCAAGTGGTTAGCGAGGAAGAAAAAGCAAGCTTAGACTATGGTATTCAAGTAGGTAGGGCTATCGAAGGAGAGTGGTTTCAACAAGGAAGATCAGGAAATAGATATGCTCAAAGCTATAGTAATTTTCACCAATTAAGATTATATGCTAGAGGAGAACAATCAGTAGCTAAGTATAAAGATGAAATGTCAATAAACGGTGATTTATCTTATCTTAATTTAGACTGGACACCAGTTGCTGTTATACCTAAGTTTGTAGATATTGTTGTTAATGGAATGTCAGACAAAAATTACGACATTAACACAATAGCTCAAGATCCTTATTCTACTCAAGAAAAAAGTAAATATTCACAAGCATTACTTAGAGATATAAATTCAAAACAAGTATTAAGTGAATTTAAAGAATTAGGTATTGATTTATATAATACAACTAATCCTCAAGCTTTGCCTGCAAGTAAAGAAGAATTAGATCTTTACATGCAAATGAATTATAAACAACAAGTTGAAATTGCAGAAGAAGAAGTTATAAGTAATGTTTTAGCAAAAAATAAATATAACCAAACTAAAAAAAGATTAGCTTATGATTTAACTGTGTTAGGCATAGGTGCTTGTAAAACTAGTTTTAATAAAACAGAAGGTGTAAGAGTTAATTATGTTGATCCTGCATATATGGTTTATTCATATACTGAAGATCCTAATTTTGAAGATGTTTATTATGTAGGTGAAGTAAAGTCTATAACTATACCAGAATTAAAAAAACAATATCCTAATATACCAGAAGAAGAATTAAGAAAAATACAACAAATGCCTGGTAATTCTCAATATATAACAGGTTGGGGTAATTATGATGAGAATACTATTCAGGTTATGTATTTTGAATATAAAACATATCATAATCAAGTATTTAAAATAAAGAAAACAGATCAAGGTCTTGAAAAAGTATTATTAAAACCCGATGGTTATAACCCACCTGATAGCGATAGATATGATATTGTAACAAGAACTATAGAAGTTTTATATACTGGAGCAAAAGTATTAGGTAATAATCACATGCTTGAATGGAAGTTAGCAGAGAACATGACCAGGCCAATGGCTGATACAACCAAAGTTGAAATGAACTATTGTATATCTGCACCTAGAATATATAAAGGCAGAATTGAATCTATGGTTAGTAAAATATGTGGATTTGCTGATATGATTCAGTTAACACATCTTAAGTTACAACAAGTTATGTCTAGAATAGTACCAGATGGTGTATTCTTAGATATGGACGGTTTAGCAGAAGTTGATTTAGGTAATGGAACTAATTATAATCCAGCTGAAGCTTTAAATATGTATTTCCAAACTGGTTCTATAGTTGGAAGATCATTGACACAAGAAGGCGGAATGAATGCTGGTAAAGTACCTATTTCAGAATTATCATCATCATCGGGTCAAGCAAAAATTCAAAGTTTAATTGGAACATATCAGTATTATTTACAAATGATACGTGATGTAACAGGATTAAATGAAGCAAGAGATGGTAGTATGCCAAACAAAGATTCATTAGTTGGATTACAAAAAATGGCAGCAAATGCATCTAATGTAGCAACTAGACATATGATGGATTCATTACTATATGTAGGTCTTAGAGTATGCGAAAACATAAGTTTAAAAACTGCTGATATAATAAGACATCCTTTAAACAGGGAAGCTTTAATGAACACAATAAGCACTTTTAATACTAAAACACTAGAAGAATTAATGAATTTACAAATTCATGATTTTGGTATTTATTTAGAATTAGAACCTGAAGAAGAAGAAAAAGCTTTATTAGAACAAAATATACAAACAGCTTTAAAAATTGGTTCTATTGCTTTATCTGATGCTATTGATATTAGAGAAGTTAAAAATACTAAATTAGCTAATCAATATTTAAAGCTAAGACAAAATCAAAAAATTGAAAGAGAGCAAGCTGCTCAACAACAAAATATACAAGCACAAGCGCAGGCTAATGCTCAAGCTTCTGAAGCTGCCGCGATGTCTGAAGTTCAAAAACAACAAGCTTTAACTCAAGAAAAAGTTAGTATTGAACAGGCTAAATCTCAATTTGAAATACAACGAATGCAAAATGAAGCTCAAATAAAAAGAGAGCTCATGGCTGAAGAATTTAGTTATCAAATGCAATTAGCTAAAGCTAGAGCTGGTGTTGAATTAGAAAAAGAAAAAGAAATAGAAGATAGAAAAGATAAGAGAACTCGTATACAGGGTACTCAACAATCAGAAATGATTGATCAAAGAAAAAATGATTTATTACCAATTAATTTTGAATCAGATGGTAATGATGATTTAAGTGGGTTTGATCTAGGATCTTTGGGTCCTAAATAAACCTTTTATTTATTTAATTATATTATATTATGTCAACAGAAGTAAAACAAGAAGGAGACTTTAAAATTAAAAAGTCTAAGCCTAGAAATTTAGGTCAACAAAATAAAACAGATAATGCTATAAAAAAAGTAAAAATATCTGAACCTGAAAATGAAATAAAACAAGAGGAAGTAACTAAAGTAGTTATGCCTGTAGAAGAAAAAATAGAAGACAATGCCATTCAAATCGGAGAAACAGCGGAAATTCCTGTGGGTGAACCATCCGGAGATAGCGAAAAAGTGGGAGAAGGAATATCAGAGTCCACTGAAGAAGTTCAAGATGAACAGCCAGTACTGCAAGAAATTACAGAAGATGTAGCTGAAGAAGTTAAAGAAATAAGTGAAGAAGTTAAAGAAGCTAAAAGAGATGCTCAAATAACTGGAAAACCTTTACCTGAAAATATAGAAAAGCTTGTTTCTTTTATGGAAGAGACAGGCGGAAACATAGAAGATTACGTGCGTTTAAATGCTGATTATTCAAATGCAGACAACAATACGTTGTTAATAGAATTTTATAAGCAAACTAAACCACATTTAGATAATGAAGAAATTAATTTCCTTATGGAAGATAATTTTTCATATGATGAAGACTTAGAAGAGGAGCGAGAAATCCGCAAAAAGAAACTCGCAATGAAAGAAGAGGTTGCAAAAGCCAAAAACTTTTTGGAAAAAGCCAAGAGTAAATATTACGACGATATCAAGTTGAGACCCGGCGTTACTCAGGAGCAACAAAAAGCTACTGACTTTTTTGACCGCTATACGAAGGATCAGGAAACTGCTCAAAAGCAACATGGAGAATTTAAACAACAAACTAAAGATTATTTCGAAAAAGATTTCAAAGGTTTTGATTTCAATGTAGGAGATAAAAAATTTAGATATGGTGTTAACGACCCTAGTAAATTAGTTGATAAACAATCAAATATTACAAACCTTGTCGGGAAGTTCTTAGACAAAAAAGGTAATGTAAAAGATTCTGGAGGTTATCATAAGGCTATTTATGCTGCTGAAAACGTAGATACTATTGCTCAACATTTTTATGAACAAGGAAAAGCCGATGCCGTCAGAGACGTAATTAGTAATTCTAAAAATCCTAGTACAGAAATTAGACAGGCTGCACAGTCTGATGGTTTTAAAGATGGGATTAAAGTAAAAGTGTTAAGTAATGATGCGAATGATTCTTTAAAACTTAAAATTAAAAAAATCAAAATTTAAAAATATATAAATTATGGCACTAGCACCACAGTTTGGATCATTAATTCCAAGCCAAAAACTACAAGCCCTGGAGACTAATTATCTTAGTTTTACAGATGGCACAAATGATTTCGCACAACAGTATTTACCTGAGATCTACGAACAAGAAGTAGAGCGTTACGGAAACAGAACTCTTTCTGGTTTCTTGCGTATGGTAGGAGCTGAAATGCCTATGACATCCGATCAGGTTATCTGGTCAGAACAAAACCGCTTGCACATTGCTTATGATAGTGTTATCATAGCAGCTGGAGCAGGAGTTAATGTTTTATCTTTCAACGTAACTACTGAAATCACCAACGTGATTGGAGTAAACGATACTATTGTTATTATAGAGCCAGCACTTGGTAATGAAGTAACAGCTATTGTAACTGCAAGAACTCCTGGTGTTGCCGGAGCTGCTGACGCTACTATTACAGTTGCACCTTATGGGGCTGCTTCAGTTGCTGCTACTCCAGCTAATGGAGGTATTGGAGCTGGTGGTTTCACAGATCTTAAGATCTTTGTCTACGGTTCTGAATATGGAAAAGGACTTGGCGATGCTACTGCAGAGTCTATTACTCCTTCTTTCACTCAGTTTAGTAATTCACCTATCATTATCAAATCTAAGTATCAAATCTCTGGATCTGACACTGCACAGATTGGTTGGGTAGAAGTTGCTACTGAAGACGGAACAGGTGGATATCTTTGGTATCTTAAGGCTGAGTCTGAGACACGACTACGTTTTGAAGATTACTTGGAAATGTCTGTTGTTGAAGGAGAATTAGCTGCTGCTGGTTCTGCTGCTTTAGCTGCTAACAATAAAGGTACTCAAGGATTATTCTCTGCTATTAAAGCAAGAGGTAATAACTTCTCTGCTTATGGTGGAACTCTAGCTGAGTTTGATTCAATTCTTAAGAACCTTGATACTCAAGGAGCTATTGAAGAGAATATGCTATTTGTCAATAGAGGTCTTTCATTAGAGCTTGATGATATGTTAGCTGGTTTATCTGCTGGAGCAGCCGGTGGAACTGCTTATGGTTTGTTTGAGAATTCTGAAGAAATGGCGTTAAACTTAGGTTTTACAGGTTTCCGAAGAGGTTCTTATGACTTCTACAAGACAGACTGGAAATATCTTAACGATGCTTCTACTCGTGGTGGCTTAACTAAAGCTGCTGCTGGAGCGGCAATTAATCCAATTGAAGGAGTATTAGTTCCTGCTGGAACTTCTACTGTCTATGACCAAGTATTAGGTACTAACATCCGCCGACCATTCTTACACGTACGTTATCGCGCTTCTCAAGCTGATGACCGTCGTATGAAGACATGGTTGACTGGATCTGTTGGAGGAGCTTATACTTCTGATTTAGACGCTATGCAAGTACACTTCTTATCAGAAAGATGTCTTTGTGTTCAAGCTGCGAATAACTTCGTAATTTTCACTAAGTAATATCAATCACTGTAATTTTTACCCTCGTCTTATTGACGGGGGTAATCTTTACTTTTTTAAACTATTTAATTATATTATATCATGGCTAAACAAGCTACAGCTAAAAAAGTTGAGGTTGCTCCTCAGGAATTACAAAAACCATCACAGATGGTAAAAACTCATGAAGTTGAAAAACCTAAATGGGAAATTAAAGATAGAGTATATCTTTTACAAGAAAGAAATAGACCATTAACTTATACAATGCAAAGTAAGCATCACCACAGATCGCCTTTACTTTGGTTTGAGACAGAAACTAGCATGCAAAGAGAATTAAGATTTGCAGTTAATCAAAACTCTCCATTTGTTGATGAGCAAAAAGGTGAAGTTACTCTGGGCCACATAATGTTTTTAAATGGTGAATTAAAAGTTTCTAAAGAACAACAAAACTTACAAAAACTATTATCTATTTATCATCCTGGTTTAAATAAAAAATATTATGAGTTTAATCCTATTGCTATTGCAACAGATGAACTTGATGATATTGAACTAGAAATAGATGCTTTAGTAGCTGCAAGAGAAATGGATATAGATCAAATGGAAGCTATACTTAGAGTTGAAGTAGGTTCAGAGGTTTCTAAAATGAAAAGTAAAGAAATAAAAAGAGATCTTATGTTTTTTGCAAAACAAAATCCAAGTTTATTTTTAGATTTAGCTAATGATGAAAACGTAATGCTAAGAAACTTTGCTATTCAAGCTACTGAATCTGGAGTAATTAAATTATTAGACGATCAAAGAACTTTTGTTTGGGCTTCAAATAATAAAAAATTCATGACAGTTCCTTTTGATGAGCATCCATATTCAGCTATGGCATCTTTCTTTAAGACTGACGAAGGTTTGGAAATATACAAATCAATAGAGAAAAAATTCTCATAACATGTAATACTATATAGTAGATAGGTCACTCATAGAGAGTGGCCTAACTA